ATGGTTATATTTAGATACAGCTACTCAGAATAGCTGTATCTACCATACACAGTAATAGTATATAAGTATAAATATTAACTTTTACTAAAAAATAATATACCCCATATAGGCATTGCCTATATGGGGATATCTTTTATTTCATATAACCTTTATAATTTATATTAAAGAGTCTAGATATGATTGTATCTTTGGTTCTTATATAAAGAGCAATAATAGATACATGAATAGTTATTCTAGCATATAGATCTTTAATATTATAAATACCGTAAGCGGTGAAGTTATACTTCTTATTCATCTTAGCAAAAGATTCACCATCATATAAATCCTCACCAATCTCTTTATATTTAAGATATAAAGAATAGTATTCTGCCATTGATTTATATAGCTTAACTATAGTACCTGTTTGGAATGATGGGACATAACCCATCTCCTTACATAAGTCACATATGATAGTTCTCATATCAACTGCACTTTCTACTTTACCTTCACGTACAGCCTCAGCCACTTTATATAGCACTTCTATAGATTTATCCACATCATAAGCCCTGCTAAATTTACTATAGTCTGGGTAGATATATAGTTTATATAAACCCTTACGTCTTCCACGAACAGGAATATTTCTTATACTATTGGTTAGTTTGTACTCATTAAGCACACTATCAATCCATTCAGCATACTCTTTCTTGATATTTGGTCTAAGCATTAAGATAAATGGATTATGTAAAGATCTACGTAGAGAAATAGCCACTCTATTAAATAGTATATTATCCATCTCGCCAATATCCATAGTTTTAAATACTTCCTCTTTGGCTAAGAAGTCAGTATTTTTAGATATAGCGTCTAATATAATAGAATATCTTGTCCAATGATGGTATATACGATTCTTTTGATTTGGTTTGAGCTTTAGATTGTTAATAGCATATGCTTGGGACGGAATTCTGCTATCTAAGAATTTTAGTTTCAATTCTCTATAATTCTTATAGTCCGAATCTTTAAATTTAATTAGTTCTTTCATTTTAAGTCTCCTATTCTGCTTTAATTCAATATAATTAAGAACCATGCAAATCCATGTAACGCATTTTAAGCGTTTCCCTATATGGATGCACTCATACTTATAATATACAACTAAAAAATACCCTGGATGAGCAAATAGCCCATCCAGGTACTCTTTATTTTCTATTATCATGTATAGGGAAGTTTTGTGAATCTGGGTCTTTATTATACACTACACGATAAGAGGAGTCTTGTTCCATACTTAAGAGCTGAGAATTCATATATGCTTTATCAGTATAAACGACTATCTCTGAATATTCAAAATCTGCTGGCTTAATAGTCCTGATAACCATATCTGTCCAGTTGACATCTATATCAACTACTCTATTATTATTGACGATCTTGAATTCAATAAAAGCAGACGGACTAATAAACTTAGATTTGCAATACTTTATTAATTTATTTATATACGGGTCACCATCAAAGATATCGTTGATATTGATTTCCAAGATCTTATCTTTTGCATCCTCATAATCTAAAGTAAAGAACTGTTCCCAACCACGTTCATTCAACGTTGGTACATTGGCAAAGTTAGCCACATAGGATTTAATATTACCAGCCTTATCAGTAAACTCAATAAGATTAGTGTGCTTAGCAGTAAAGTAGCAATAAATCTTAGGTGCTGGCATTCTTACTGTTGTAGTAAACTCTATAAAGTAGTTAGAACTTACTTGTCCTTGACGTTCACCATCATCTATATTAATATCTGGTGTAGCTATATGAGTATACATAGCTTTAGCTCTAATAAAGAACTCGTTTTTACCATTAATAGCTCTAAGCTTGTAGATGAATGGAACTTCGGACTTACTATTCAAATAGATGAGGAACTTAAATGGATCTTTGATCTCTTTCTTCTCTAGATCTACATCAAATCCGACATCTTGTGCTAATGCTAATAGCATCTCCTGTGGTACATGGATATCCATATCAAGATACTTACCAGATGTAGCACCGACTTTAAGAGCCATCTTAAGATATTTCATAATATCTAGTTGCTTGGCTTTAGTGTTTACTTTGATACGGACTTGGAAGTTCATAAGCATTTGCTCAAATGCTATAGCAATATACTTATCACGTTCCCTATCTTTAAAGAATGTATCTCGATAGTTGAACGTTCTAGCATAGTACGTTAAGTCATAGTTATTAGCATCAATACCATCACGATTATAATCTGTATCTAATTGAGGAATGATAGCGATAGCTGGCTTGCCACGTTTAATAATATCATTAACATTAAGTCTAGCCCAATCATCAAAGAGATGTTTCCCTTCAATATAGACAGTCTTAAAGAAAGATGCACTAAACTGAGATAAGATATAATTCTTAAAGAACTCTACACATACTGAGTATGCATGTACGTGAGATGGTACACAAAGATTACGATATATCTTCTTCTCCATTCGCTCTACAATATCTATAGGAACGAACTTATCAGGATCTGCATATATCTTAGATAGTAAGTCTCTATTTACTACCTCGAAGTCTTTACCTGGAACTACTTTCACATCATCTGTAGTCATAGGTTTATCTTTATCCGATCTAGGTAAATGATCTCTATTTTGTTTATATTCAGATATCGTATGAATACCAGGATCATCATCACGTTTTATATCAAGCTCAACTAGAGGTATATTACCATCGTTATCTGGGCCTACTGGAGTGACTATACGGTACTCATAAAAAGGTTTCTTAGCCATAATACCTCCTTAATGACAAAAAATTATATAAATGTTTGGGGTAGCCCTAAGACTACCCCAATACATTCAATCATTTAGAAACCACCACAAGTTGTACCGCCCATAATGATAACCTCCTTATTTATCAATGATCACACAGTGGAAGTCTCCAATACGTGGATCGAATTTATCATTCAAATCAGAATAATCAGATACAAGATAATATGTGTTATAACCTTGCATTGGGTCATTCTGCTCAATTAAAGCTACACGGCATGGAATATCAATATCGTGTAGTTCAGATTTTATTACTACTGCTTCACCTAATTGTAATACATCAGATCTAGCAGCGAAGTAATTGTTTCCAGAGTGCATTATCTACCCTCCATTAGAGCTTTGATATCATCAATCTCATCTTTAGTATACGTATCATAGCCTAGATTACAAAAACTATTCAAGTTTACAATAGTATCTTTGAAGTAGTTCATGAATGAGTTGAATCGTCCATTGTTCTTAGAAATCATCATTGTATTTCTAGGGTTCAAAGATTCTTCACATCTAGCTACGAATTCCTTATTGATGAGATAAGTGATATTCAAACAGTCACCATCAAAGTCTGCACCCATTCCTGGTAATACCTGTAATGGAACTCGCATAGTGAATGAATCTACCAATACATCAATACAATACATTTGTAACACAGAGCCATAGTTAATGGTTGGGTTACGATTGATGATGAATGGAATACCTCTAGGGTAGGATTTGATAATGCCCTTAATGATATCCAATATAACTGGGTCTACATAAGTTTGTGCTTTCCACCATTTCTTATGTGCATCACTATAAGTGATATTATAAGATCTAGCTAGGATATTGATGATAGTTTGTTCCAATAGAACTAGTAATGAGTTATATGGGAGCTTGATCTCATCAATACGTAATGTAGCATCTGGAATGATTACATTACGACCTGTAAAGTTATACCGTCCAGCTAGTGCAGATTGAATAGCACCTTTCTTATGTGCTAATTCTTCGATGACAGAATCATACAAAGAATCATTAGACCCTGCATATAGATACTGGATATTCAAGAGAGCCTCATCTTTAAATTGCTCTCTTGCTTGTATGAGAGTTCTATTACTATTTACTAATGCAGCATACTTAGCAATATTATTATAGATGGCATTAGCTCCTTTGAAAGAGAACTTATCCCCTTGGAGATTAACCATCCGTAAGAATAGAGAGTATACTGGAATAGAATGTGTAAGCAATCTATCTCTATACTTTAGTAGTAACTCATAGTTAGCTATCTTATCTTTCTTAGATTTGTGCTTACGAGCATAGTATTCCATAATCTCGTCTATTCTCTTACAGAACTCTATCATACCAATACCATGATATTCACCAGATTCTTTTCTGACTTTCTCATTAGGCTTTGGTTGCACTTCAAAACCATTTTCATCCAACTCAATATCTAGAGTCAAGATGTCTTTAAGAACTGCTGGAGTAATCAATTTCTCTAGGTTCTTAAATAAGTTTGGATGGATAATTACATGCTCTTGTAATACAACCCATCCAGTAATATTAAGATCATCATCTACGTACTTAACTTTAGTATTACAGTATGGACAAATTTCATTGTTATATAGTCTACCAGTATAGTGACCACATTCACAACGATATCTATCCTTATAGGCATCTTTATCATCAGATATAGATGCACCATATTTACTAGAGAATATGGAAGAATCTGACTTTAAATCTTTCTTTACAGTTTGTGGTTCAGAAATGATAAAGTCCCTACCTTTAGATATACCCTCGATACGAAGTTTATCTAAATCTAGAATCTCCATAGTTGTCTTCCATGATTCATCTGGTGAATGATGGAGACGGATATTCATGTTTAATTTTCTTTCTTCCATACTTATCCTCCTTAATTGAAACGTGCAAGATAAACCTCTGCACAGATCTTTTTTATTGCTTCCTTGATATCATCCATAGGGATAACTCTATCAGATAATTCCTTATAGATTTCTTCAAGAACCACACCTATGTCACCTTCGGACATATTATATTTGGTGCATACAAATTGTAGATCTTTACCGAATATAATCATGTCCATAAAGATATCGTTTGGTGTTTGACTATACCCATAAACCAAAGATTCTTGACCAATAGATTCGGTGGTAATATCATCTTGTACTTCAGTGTTAGAAGCGTTATTATTTCCTACAGGAGGGATAGCACATTTCTCATCATGTGTACTATCATCGATAATCAAATCCACTAAATCACTAGCAGAGATATCGTACTTATTTGCTATATCTGCTAAAATCATACCATTAGCATGATCTTCTAATATTTTGCTTTTTAAATCTTCTTTCATTTCTATATCTCCTTTTTGATTAGAGCCTTAATTGGTACGACTTTGTTTAACCAATTTAAAAATTTCTGTCTGCTTTCCAAACCATATACGTCTAGTTCGTATTTATATAAGAAATTAGCCCAATTACAACCACCGTTAATATCTTCCACAATTTCATTGTAACGTGAGATTAGGCTTCTATATCTTTTATAATATTCAACTAGATCTTTGTATCTGCGTTCAGATAAGATCTCTTCGCTACTAATTCTATATAAGTCTAAGAAATCTTCATACGATGTTTCTTTCTTATCTATAACTAATAGCATTAGCTTCATAGTTAAGTCCATAGATTTATCGACATCTAAATCAAACTGAGCTATTTGATTTTTGATGTCTCCATATCTGGTGAACAGCATATACTTTGGAGAAGACTCTTTAAAGTCGTATATAGTATTATATTCTTCATTCGTAGGTAATGAAGATAGTCTCCCAAGTCCAGCAGCACGTTCTATAGCTTTGACTTGAGTTGCCTTATATCCAAAATAAACTCTAATACCAGGCTTACCTAGATTATTGACTTTGATAAGCTCATAAAACGCATATAAGTCTTCAGTTAACTTTGGATTATAGTATCTGAAGAATACATTCTTTAGATATGAGCTATGTCTCATAGCACCAGCATTACGTAAACTAAAATATCTTTTCAAGTCTAGATTTTTAAATTTATCTAAACTAATACCAAGATTATTTAAGTAAGTTCTAAAACTATTGTACTTAACCTGTAACTGAGTACTATTATGGCATAGATTGTTTAGACTAGTTTTGGATTTAGATAGCCTAAACATGAAATCGAACCCGCCCATAGATTCTTCAATATAAGCAAAATCTGCAATCTGCTTATATGTGTAACTATCTGGAATAATTATTGGTTTTTCCATATTCTTCCATCCCTTCTATGAACGTAAGTGCACCCATATCATAGAATGTAAAGAATACAAAACTGTGCTTCTTAACCATATCTATAATATCATCTTTGGTGGTCTTATACTTTCTGGCTACGTGTTCGATTTCTCGCCCTTCAGCAATTTCCTTACCAATCTTTGGTATCACAAGAAACATTGCTTTATTGTCGATATAGTCACTGGCGAATCTAGTGAGAATATCGTTTTTATTATCTAAGGTATAACCGTCACGGTATTCTTTATTGACAATATCGATGATAGCCTTTTCTGGGTTAGGCTCATTACCGTCTATCAGCTCCATAAATCTATACGTAGCGGATATAGAGGCTTTTGCCGCTTTTAAATTACGTCTAGCCAATACCATAGTGCCTCCAACTACAATATTATGCCATCTTCTATCACCTCCTTTTTTATAATATGGAGTATTATCTTTGCGATTCTTCTTATTAGTATCACGGGTGATAATAGACCCTTTAATTGTTTTACCCCCAACTATGGATTTCTTAACATCACATACTTGGGGTTCAGTAGTAGTGGTATGACGTTGTACATAACTTGGAATATCTTTACGTACTTGGTCGTACCACAAACTGATAGATTCTGGGTTCAAACGATCATTAGCATATAATTTAGAAATAGTTTGAACTACAGTCTCTTTATTTAGTTTTGATTCGATTAGGAACCGTAAGTCCCTCTTGACATCGTCTATGATTTTCACGATTGCCTCCTAGATTAAATAAAAAAGTAGAATTCTAAAATACTATTTGGTTTTCTTTCATATATCACCTCCTAAACCTTACTCAGTATCATAGAAAACGGAAAAGAAAAAATAGGCATTTAAGGACCCTCTAGAAATTAGAGATCAAGATACATATTGTATCTATCACTCTAACTCCTAGAGGGTCCTAAGGTAATACCTTATAACTACCATTATAGTATACAACTATAATAGTCGAGTTTTACGATATCACAATACCCATTAATCATAGAAAAAAGAAAATAGTCTACAAGGGTCATTGACCCTTGTAGAGCTTCTTTTCTTATATTAGATTATCTTACGATTGTACCATAGTTATCACGAGTATTGTCTTTATTAACACGTACACGTTCAACTTTATCAGTAGCACCATCTCTACCAGATACACGGTCTACACGGAAACGCATACCGTTTTGTACTTGATCTAATTCAACTTTGAATTCTTTAATAGCACGACCTAATTCTGGGCTCATATAACCAGCAGAAATAGCACGATCTAAAGCTACTGCGAATTCATAGCGAGTCAAAGTACGGTTACCTTGGTAATTGCCATCTGGATAACCAACTACAATACCTTTGTAAGCAAGATCTTGTACCATCATATATGCCCAATGATTTTCTGGAACATCAGGGAATACTACATCAGTAATTGCTTCATTACGGCCCATAGCATGATCAACTAATGCATCAATCTTAGCATTTTGAGCTGCAACGATTGCACGAAGTTCTTCGATTTCTTTAGCCATAGCTACTTGCTTATTAGCATTCATCTTGGAAGATTTACCAAATTTCATGGATACACCAGCACCGATCATAGTATCACTACCAATTGTAGAAGATACAGTTACCATTGTATTTTCATTAGGTTGGTAAGCTACGCCTAAAGCACCAGCATTAGCACCTTTGTAGTGACCATAACCTGCAGCGAAGCTCCATTTATCATCAGCATTGAAGTCTTGATAATGTAAGTTAGCCATAGCTGCGGCACGAGCACCTACTTTAGCTGTTTGAAGATCTGTATAATGGTTAGCTCTAGCTGTAGCAGCGTTAGAGATATTATTGATACGGTCATTGATATTTGTTTCAGTTTCACGTAATTGGTTAACGTTAACTGCATCAGTACCATCAACACCTTTGTTTACATTAGTGATACGGTTACCACCATTATTAAGACCTTTATCAGTCAAAGATACTTCATTCACTGGGTTGGCGTCACCATCATTTGTTTTGATATGAAGACCATCATATTTGTAGCTTGTATGGTATTCATCGTTATTAGTACCAGAACCACGGTAAATCATATTAATGCCTTCTGTAGTGTAAGTGGATTCATTATTTCCGTCATTTAAGTTGACGGAATTAAGATTTAGATCTTTATTAGTGGATACTGTATAAGTACCAGAATCTTCTGTAACTGTGATATTATCACCGGCTTTTACAATCGTACGGTTGTCATTGATAGCTTTATTCAATTGGTTAACGTTAACTGCATCAGTACCAGCTACACCAGCTTTAACACCATTAATGATTTGGTTACCAGCATTAATACCAGAAGTAGTAAAGCTTACTGTAGCATTAGGACCACTTGCAGTCATACCGTTAATGCTGTAATTAGCTTGATCTAAATTATCAGTATTTTCGATTGCTACACCATTTGCAGTTACTGCTGTATTAGTGCTTGTATTATCATTGAAGAATTGTGCTTTAGCTGCTTCAAGACGAGCACGTTCAGCATCAGTGTTATTACCTAAGTTTACAGAGTTCATATTAGTAAGATCTTTATTTACAGACACAGTATAATTATGGTTACCATCATTAGTCACAGTTGTATTGCTACCAGCAACTACAGTTGTAATAGTATCATGATCTACCATATTACTTGTAGCAGCTGCAATACTATCTTTAAGCTGTTTAACGTTAACAGCATCAGTATCTTCAGTACCAGCTGTTACATTTTCGATTTTTTGGTTACCAGCGGAGATACCTTTTGTAGTAAATTGGACAGCATGTTTGCCTGCATTATCTGTCGCATACAAACCATCAGTATTTAATAACATGCTACCATTATCATAGTTTTGAATACGTAACTCATCAGATTTTAGATCGGATTGAGCATAACCTTCCGTACGTACATAGATATTTTTTGGAGATATGTTTGCACTGTTATTTTCATCTAAATCGTTTACATGAATACCTGAGCCAGAAATGTGAGTATCACCACCAGAACCAGGCATAACACCATCACTATGGAATGCTGCAGACTGCATATCTGTTAAATGTTTATTGACAGATACAGTGTATTCTTTACCACCAGCTGCATTTGTAGCTTCAGTTACAGTAGTATTTTTTCCAGCCACAACTGTGGTATGTTTAGCTGCGTCTGTTACTACAGCTTTAGTTACTTGGTCAAGACGATTAACTTCATTAATTACACTATGTAATTGAGAACCATTGATTGCGTCAGTAGATTCTTCGTTAATGCGCCCAGCAGCCAAACCAGTAATAGTACGTTCAGAGTTGTCACCACGACTACCAATACCTACAGTACCAGCAGCAATACCACCAGCAAAGTTATATGTAGTACCAGCGATCTCACCAGACGCTGTAGATTCTACATCATAAGCAAAAGCACTGTCACCTAAAGCCACGCTATTTGGGGCAGCCACTTTAGAGTTGCTACCGATAGCGATAGAGTTATCAGACCCTTGAACTGTAGCTGCAGTACCAATAACAATACCATTTTTAGAATCTTCGATAATGTTACCATGACCAACAACAACAGTACCATCACCAGTGTAGTCAGCTGGTGCATTAAAGTTGATTGTATTATTAGAGCCTACAATAGTCCCGTATGCTAAGGAATCTTGGTTGATTTGATTATTGGCACCTACATTGACAGAACCATTACCGATAGCTTTAGCTTTACTACCAATAGCGATTGCATCTTTACCATTAGCTATAGAGTTATCACCAATAGCTACAGATTTATCTGTAACTGCCTTAGATGTTGTACCCATAGCAATAGAGGAATCACCTTGTGCTTTAGCACAATCACCAATAGCTGTAGAGTCTACACCAGAAGCACCAGAGCAGGAGCCAATAGAGATAGCATCTGCTTTAGATGCATTAGCGTTTTTACCAATAGCAGTAGCACGACTATCCATAGCTTTAGAAGCGATACCTAAAGTTACAGTAGCTTCTTTATCAGCAACAGAGTTCATACCAATAGCTACACTACCATAACCATTAGATGTACCTTGAGCCATAGCTAAAGAGTATTTACCTGTAGCTTCAGAAGATCCACCAATAGCTGTTGCTGCATAGTTTTTAGCAGATGCATTAACACCTAAAGCGACAGTGAAGTTACTATTAGTATTAGCACCTTGACCAATAACAACAGATGCACCTTTTTGAGGTACGGCCATTTTAGCAGATGCGCCTTGACCCATAACTACGGACCAAGTAGCATTTTCAGCAACTGCATCTTTACCGTGCACAAAAGCACCATAAGAATTAGTTACTGTATTATCTTGACCTAATACTGTAGCATGTGGGGAATTCTTAACTGTAATATAATCCCCTTTGATCATAGTGGAACGACGACCATATTTCTTAATAGATTCTTCATCGTTTTCATTAGTGATATGGTTACCAATCATAAGACCATAATCTGAATCTTTGATTTTGACTACATCGCCAATAGCAATATTTTCTACATTACGACCAGATGGTGCAACTTCAGTACCAGAGAAAATATTATAAATATTGGTACCAGTGTATTTAGACCAACCACCTAAGATAACATTATGTACCGTATTTTCATTTTTAGGTACAATAGGGTCCACTTTTACATTACCTACAGTAGATACTAAATTATAATTAGAATCCACTGTATGATTATCTTTCAATGTAATATCTTCTGCACTCACACCTGCAGTGATTGTAGATAGAATAGCAGCAGTTAAAAGTAATTCTCTCTTCATTTTTAATTTTCCTTTCAAATAAAATTAAAACCTAAATAAAAATAGAAATCCCTGAGTTATCCCTCCTTACAGATTTCTCTCAATAGCTAAACTGTAAATTTTTGCATAATATACTAAGGAATGTGTTTAGCTATTACACATTCACATCTATATTATATAACTAAAACTTTTATTAGTTATGATAATAACTTATAATCAAGACAAGGCTTAATATACCAATGAACTACACGCTCATTAGTATAATCTTTTTTAATTGCATCTAGTCTAGAATACAAAGAATCACATATTTCACGTTCTTCTTCATTAGTACAAGATGTTTTAATAGTAGCTAGTGATTTATCTGCTTTGATATTATTTTCGATAATATCAATAGCATCTTTAAAAGACAGATCTGACGCCACTACGGTATTTAGTTTACCAGGTACACCTTCAAATTCTTTAGTTTTAGAATTATAAGCATACTCGTCTTTAATAACTGCATATTTCATAAGTAAACCTCCAAAAAAAATTAAATGTAGTATGCTAGACAGAACTAGCATACTACATATCTGCCTTTAATAATATGTGGCCGTACTATTAAGAATCTACTTCTTCAGTATCTTCATCTTCTAATTCAAAGAGATACCATTGGTAAATCTTATCCTTACCACGGAATACGAAATTACCAGGTACATCATCATTACGTAAGATATCTTCTAATTCATCCATTTCACGGATACGGATTTCATCTTCTTCAGTTTCTGCGACATCTTTTAGCTCTACTTGTTCATATAGAGCCTCATATTCTTTTTCGATAGCTTTCTTGCCGGTATCAAAATTGAATATCTTATTATGTACATCAGTTTCAAATTCATCAGTAGTGATTGTTCTTTCACTATAGTTATATTCGAAAGTATTCAGTACGATTAAATATTTATCTGCCATAGTGGTCCTCCTTACTGAACGTATTCTTTTTCTATTTCTTCGATAGTTTTGACTACTTTTGTTTTGATTGCAAATTCATATATGATTACACATTTCCCTTCTATAACTTTCATTATTATTATCTCGGAATTAGGATTATTTTCTTTTATACGACCTAACGCATATTCTACTTTACTTTTTAGTGCATCATCTTCTATGCCATCAACAATAGCATCAATTGCATTATTAGACAATGCTGATCTTTTTAATGCATAGTCTGCAATCTTTTTACCAGCATATATTTTATTATAAGCCTCCACTAAGTTAGCGCCAGTAGGCTTATCAGGTTCTACAAACCATACTGCTTGTTGTATAATATAGTAATTCATAATGACCCTCCTAGTTGATATCTGCAGGAGTCTTATTGGATTTAGCGATATACCAGTGATGTAGTCTATTACCTTGGATATAGAATTCATGATGTAGTAATGTACCATGATCACTGGCATATTCTTTCTCTAACTCTTCTTTACGTTCAGTTAAAACCTTAGTAACTTCAGGTTCTACAACAATGTAGTTAGCTGAATAGTTTTCAATAGATGCTCTAGATGCTGTACCTAATAGGTGCTCAGCTTCTTCTAGAGATAAATGGAATCCAATGAATTCCATAGTTACATATCCATCAATACCTTGTGTAGATGGATCATAAGCAAATACTTCTTTTACTACGTTGTATAATTCTGACATAGTATAGTCCTCCTTTAGAATGATAAATAAAAATGTACTAGACGATCAGTGCCGATATATGATGTACTATTAGGTTTATCCATTTCCTCAATACGCTCCAAGAGTTCTAGTATCTTCTCTTGCAACTCAGGATCTGGATTAGGGAATACCTCTTCACCATAGATCTCTGCCAGTTCATCTTTTTCAAATTGGATTGCATAATCACCATCATCAAGATCAGAGAGTTCATGGCTCTCTCTTAATGGGTGCTGGTCTAATAAACCATCTTCATGGTCGAATAAATATGTGTCTGCTATGACTTTAAATCTTTGCATTTATGTATCTCCCTATTTGGCAATTTTATCAACTACTGTTACTTTGGTAATGAAGTCATATACAATCATACAAGTGTCCCCATCTATTATTCTTATTGACGTAATAGTAGAGCTAGGATACATTAGTTTGATTTGATTCAATGTATCAGCTACATTATTTCTCAAATTACGGTCGTTAATACTATTTAGAATGATGCCTATATCCTCATTAGTTTTAGACGCATCGTTCAAATAGTATTCTGCAACGTCTTTATCTGCAAATACATGATCATAAGCCTTTAAATATTCTGGTTTAGTTTCTTTATTTGGTTTTACAAACCAAAACATTTGTTGCATAATATACATAAGTTATAAACCTCCTATAAATGAGTGCTATAGAAGTGCACAACACGGTCATGATAAACACAAATTTTAGAATCCGGTCTATCTAAAGATACCAAGGACGCTACAAGTTCTGATACAGCACAGTCACGCTCATCATCACCAGTAACATCGATCTCAGCACCATATAATTCATTAGTTTTAGATTGTAATCTTTCAATTGCATTTTCAATATCTTCGTTTTCATTAACGAAGTCTGTTTCTTGTTCTGGCTCATCAGCCATTAAAGCATCTTCAAAATCATACACATAAGTGTCTGTCAAAATATAGTTATTATTTTGCATAATAACCCTCCTATTGGTTTAATAAGATATTTATAGTGACACCATTATCACTATCACCATTATATTATATAACTGTAAAAGACCTTATCAAACAAAAAAGAATTCCCAGTATAGTCATTGACTATACTGGGATATTTCTTATTCTACAACAATAGTTATACTTTCTTTAGGAGTTAAGTAAGTTGTATTTAAAGCTGTCTTAATAGCTTCAATAGCAGTAGCATCTATATTAAACTTAGTTACATCTCTACGTAATTTAACTGTAATACTAGTTGGTAATTTGATCTTATTAGTATTAGATGTAGACTTACCATTGTTTACAAAATTAGATGAATAACCAGTTGCTGTTAAAGCACCAGTTAGCTGGTCTACTGTATTAATAGTAACTGATGGCGGCTGAATAAACGTCAATTTATCAACCCCATTTATTCCGATAGTGTTTAATGTAAAATTACTATACAATTTAGATGAACTGAGCAATATAGGCGCTTCAAATTCTTTAAATGTACAGCCACTACACATATATCCAGATCCGAATGAATATCGGCTCTTTACAAATGTAGTATCTGTAACTGCCATATAAATATCATATAAGCTAAAGAACGGAACTCCTCTAAGATAAGCCATAAAGTTACTCATATTAACAGCAGGACGTGCTTTAATTTGTTCTAATAATCTAACTTTATCGATTAAGAACTTCCATACATTTAATATTGTATCTTTACCACTAAAATCTGCAAACGTATTAGAGATTTCCATACTTTCATCTACTAACTTGGTTGCTCTAAATGTACCATCTTTAAATACATCAGTAGTTACCATACTAAAGTCGGCATTATAAAAAGCTCTTGTGAAGTTTAAACATTTGGAAATATCCATATTTCTAGGTAGTTTACCACGGAAGTCTCTAAATGCGTCTTCAAACGATACAGCATTTGAAGTATCTATATCTATATTAGATAGATCTACTGAGGACCCAATAGCGAACTGTTGCATTGTCTCTGGTTTAAATTTCAAAGACCCATATATATTTGATTTAAGATATGCAAATGCTCTTGAGAACTTACGTTCAGTTAAACCAGAATTGTCTATAATGGCTATAGTTGTATTTGTTCCATACGGTGTAGCCAATACTGGTGAGAAACCCATAGCCACATCACCAATATCAGTAATATCTATTATTACGTTTCTAATACCGACATCTAGAGTTGGTATAATACCAACTAGTGATTTAGTCGTAGCATTCTTAGGTACTTTATATTTAACTGTACCAGTGGATAGATCGTAGCTAACCCATGGTTTATATATTTTAATCTTAGTATTCCTAAGTTTATTACCATTAGGTTTATTAATATAACCAGACATATTTACTGCTATATTCTTAGCTGTAGCTGGATTTATATATAACCCTAAAGACACAAACCATCTATAATCTAGATCATTAGCTGTATCAAATGATAATAAACCATATACGTCAAGCTCTTTAGAATAATCTACTTTAACCCTAGGTATATATTGACCGCTAACTACAGCATGTCTAAATGCAAAATGTAATTTAGATGCATCTTTAAACTTAAATACTCTCTCTTTAGTATAATATGACCTAAGTGGAACTATACCTTGGTATATCATATTCTCAGTATTTATAAAAGAACTTAGCTGAGCAATAAAATCTTCAGCCATATTCATTTTTACTTTATTCTCATACGCACCTAGACCACTATGTAAGTTACTTTGATTCTCAGGGTTACTTATATCGTACCCTTGCATTCGAAGCTCGAAACTACCAGCAGCGTTAGACATATTAGTCAATTGTGCTTCATGAGACGACATATAAAGATCTATATGGTTTTCACCATCATCAGATTCTTCAATATACTCCTTAAATGCATTTGACATACCATTTTTATAAGTGAATACGTCTTGTGATGATAGATCATATTTACCATTTATGGATTTATATTGCAAATCGATACTCTTGGTATAAGCACTTCTAGTTAATGGGCACAGTTCCATTAGCTGGTTATATTTATAATTGGGTAAACTGTTACCAAAACGTAAAGCCTCAGTAATTCCAGCAACATCTTCAAAGTCACCCTCGAGCTCTAGGATACATATACCATCAGCTTCACGGTCATGGAAATACTTATTAAGCTTAAAGCCCATATCTTCAGTATATAGTAGACCGTGTGTGCCAACTTCAATACTTATTACTTCATTACCAGACACATTCCAAGTACCAGTTTTTTCTTGACCAGGGAATGGTGCCATAGCTAGATTGCCACTTAGTGGATTAAATATCTTAGTAAACTCATCTGCTTTATAGATATCAATATCTTCGATATCGTAACAATATGCATCATCAAAATACTTATCCCAGCCTAGTAAGAGAGAACCACCATACTTAATAGATAATTGTCTATTTTGATTATCCTGACACATAATATCAAAGACAACCTCTCTAGCACCTATTCTAGTTTCAGATAGCTTCTTAGATGTGGCCCTACCAGTAGCAAAGTTATATGCACCATCAACAAGATCCATATTAGACAGCATAGAAGAGTTTATCATACCATCTAAGTTACCTGCAGACTTAAGTTGCATCATATAGTCATAATCAAAGATAGTGCCGTCTAAGAACTGTTTACGCATATAATAAGTCACGTTATCATATCTATTCTTTAGCTCTTCAGGTTTAGCATTATATGATGATAATGCTGCATCATAAGTAGACTTTACTAATGCATCGTTCTTAGTTGGTGCGTTTACACTACTAGAGTGCACTGATACTCCAGAAGAGTACAATGTCTTGAATGGTTTGTATGTATTATAGATATATGCTTGATTGATAAATGTATTTACCATAAGTGAATTATCTTCATCATGGTAGACATCTTTATCTATAAGATTAACCTTATACTTAGCCATTGTATCATTGATAAACTTGCTAATATTATCTATCTTAACCATAGCACTTGTAGGACATACGTTGTATAACGCTTTAAAGCCCTTATTGTACACAGTCCATTTTACTTTATCAGTACCATTAATAGTTTTATACTCCGCTTCAGGTTCCCAACCAGGTGGCCACGGAACGTTAGATTCTATACCAGCAACTATGGCATCATAGTCATAACTAATATTGATATCTGGGTTAACCATAGTCGGAGCAATAAAAACTCTCTTTCTTGTAACGGTATTATCAATCTTTGGAAAGGTAGTAAAGAATTGGTATGGGCTGTCATATGCTTGGTATACACCAATATTCTCACTATTCTTAACACCGATATCTGTAGTTTTTAACCAGTGATCATTTCTATTATAGTCTCTAAAACTTTCAGTGATATCACTTCTAGTATCATCCGTATTCCAACTAGAACCAAACTCATCTGTTGTTTCAGTTAATACACTAATAGACGTACCACTACCAGCAATATAATAGCCAGCATTTGGTATAGTCATACTAAAGTTTCTTTTATTTACAGGGAATACTATGTGAGATTTATCTTCAAATCCATCTTGATCTATTAAATCCAATATAGGAGCATTGGTAGAGATAATACCAGAACCAGCACTACAGATCGTATAGTGTACTTTCTTAGCCCAGAATGGTACTTTAAATTTATGACTACCAGCTTTAAAGATATAAGCTTTTCTAATCTTATCTTTCTTAGCTTCGGCTTCTCTTAAAGCAGCATATACTTTACCTTGGATCTTGAAGCGTTTTTGTGTAGCTAGTTTAGATGTAGTCTCACCAATAGCAGCATAAGCTCTAGTACCATCTGGTAACTTAAATCCTTTACACATATCTCCGGCTTCTTCTTTTGTAGTATATAGCGTAATTTCTTCTCTACCATTACGACCACGTATTACATATTTTATATCAGTTAATTTAGCCATAATAGTCTCCTATTATAAGTGATCCATATCGTTATCGGCTTCTGGTGATCTTTGATATTCAATCCATTCCTCGGTACCATCTGGATGAATTAAATGGTTATTGTTATCATATACCGCAACTTTAGAGAAGTATCTGTATGCTAAATTATCAGTAGTGATAAACGAGTTAGGTGATAATCCACCAACAGTATCAGCATTACCACCATTGGCTCTAGCTGTAATGGTATTATTAGTACTACCGATAATGACAGGCTGATTATTAATATATGTCACAGGGTAAGTTTGTGTGCTATTTGTGTCTATATTATATTTAGTATCATAAACTGTACCATTAATAGTTACACTACGGTCTAGTAAATCTAAAACCTGGTTGAAACTTAAAGCTATTCTTTCATCAATACTCCCGCTCGTTGCTGGTAGTGTCTTTGGTGTAGCAAAGCTAGGAATGGTTGACGTACTATAATTAGCAATACAATCACCTAAAATAACAAAATCATTTGGTATAGTAGATAGATCGATATATGCGTCTAATCCATGGATTGCAATGCTAGGATCCTGTTCAAGTGTTTCAGTATAATATAAAGTAATACCATTACTATTAAACCCTAAAACTAATTTATTAGTAGTACTTAGGCTATAAATATATACAGTAGAAGACGTAGAAGCTAGATGAATATCTAGACGTCTATCAGAAGCGTTTGGTTTATTGAGGGTATATAGATAACCAAAATTAGGTGTAGCTATATACTTTTTAGCAAAGTGAGGAATAAGTTCTCTATTCGTTAGAGCGATCTTAGCACTTGCTGTATTTAGGTTATATGTATGGTCTCTAGCGCTAATAGTAAAATCATTAGCGGTGATTGGTTCGTTACTTTGTAGAGTGATAGATGCTAATTCATTAGCTGTAGATGTACAAATACCGCCTACAATAAAAGCAGTATCTGAGACTCTATATATGGTAGGTCTAGTATCTGAATATCTATTGTATCGATCCATATCAATCTTATCTTTAATGATTATCTTATTATTATAGAAAGTCTGTTGAATGAATGAGTTGATTACAAACTTAAAAGTATTATCCTCAATAATAAGTGTTTTATTTGTACTATTAGCCAGTCTATCGCTTAATGTAATCTTAACGTAGTTATTATCATAGCTAAAAGATGTATAAGCAGGGCACTTAAATACTTTAGTTATAGAGTACTGGATTTGATTTAAGCGTTCACTTAAAGCAGTTAAATCTGTCTTTAAAGCATATTGTTCTGCAGCTTTACCACCTAACTGTGTTGAGTTAGTAGATGTATTAACTGGTGCAGAGTTTACTATATTTTTTACGGATTGTTCGAGACCCGTTATAGCATTTACATTATGGGTATGCTCTAATGGGGCTACTGCCCTACCACCAGAGAATATTGTCCCAGAGGCATTAAGATTACCATTTACACTGGTATTATGTAATTTTGCCATTATATTACCTCCATGAAAAAATTGTTCAAATTATAAGAGTGTTAAAAATCCATGGGTTGGTCACCCATGGATTAAAAACTCTCTTATCAATTACAAAAATCTCTTTTGCACCCGTCTAAAGATAAAAGCGATTATCTTTGGTGCAACTTTCAACACTTTAGGATTCAATAAGATAGCCTTAAATATGCTAAAGAGTTTACCCTTGAAAATAGCACGTTTAAGTTGTCTATCTAAATTTGTCATACAAAGTCCCTCCGAAATAAATAAATTATTCTTTGAATGGAAGGGATTCACATAATCCACACTTGTGGTACTCAAGCTCAGTATATACATTAAAGTTTCTTTGTATACGAGACATATCAAATGTATAGTCTGAGAATATCTCTCTATATAGGTCTAATTCTAAATGCCTTATCTTACATTGCTGTCCTAGCTTATACTGCATATTGTTGTAGTATAGGTGACTAATAGCCGGGCATTCAAAACAATGTAAACATTCACAACCATCCTGGATGCTACACATTGGAAGATTATTATATTCTCCACAAAAGCTCTCTAAGGCATTTTTATCTAAACCTGAGTAAATGTCCCCTATAGATAATGTTTGGTCATCGTAATAGGAATCATCTGAAAAATAACCGCAAGGATAGATATTGCCATGTATGTCTATATGTAAGAAATGTCCAAGATGTCTACAGCTAACACACCGCATCTTAGTAGCATCGGATAAATCCGTATGCACATAAGCCATAGCATCTAAGTTAGCTACAATAGCGTTCGGAAATTCCTTACTATCATTGTATATATGATATAGTTGAGGTTTTAGTCTCTCTATAAACTTAGGGTCTTTGTATTCATCACAATCACTAAGTAAATAATATTCCCATTTAGTACAACCATTGTCTATTGTAAATCTATATGCTTGATATAGTTCATCTACAGTATCTGGTGTTAATGCAGTTCTAACTAAGATTTTATCTCTATAGTCAGATTTACCTAGCTTACGAATAATATCTTTGAAATATTCATCATCATAAGAATTATTTTTTACTTTACGTGATTTAGATGCACTAAAGACCCCATCCCAGGATATCTTACAACCCCATGGATTTAATATACCATCATCCCAGAGACCTATCAACCCATCTATATTGGTTCCGTTAGAAATCGTCGTAAATTCTACATTTACGTTCTTATATCGTTCTAACTTTTTGAGTTTTCTATAAGCACTTCTAATCTTATCACAATGAAGACTAGACTCTCCACCAGTAATCTTAAATTCTAATGTATCACCTAAAGGCATCTTTCTTAGAAATTGAACCAACTGATCGAAATCAGTAAAACCATCATATCTGGTTTTGGTATCATATTTCTGGAAACAATACACGCAATCAAGATTGCAGTATTCAGATATCTTGAAAGTGATAGCATCTATACGGTCATACATTATTTATCTTCCGCATTAGGATCGACTTCTTCCGCTGGCTCATCATCTAAGAAAGAGCTTAAGAAATCATCTAATGGTTTAATTATCTTATCTTCATCAGGTAATGGTAATCCTGCTTGGTCATAGATGAAGTATTTATATGCTTTAAGTACAGGTGCTGAGTTATAGAACCATAGATTGGTTCTAATAGCGTAGTTATAGAAAGTTTCAGATGTAAGTCTATCAGAAATCAATAAGTCACTAGCATCCCAATCATAGATAGAAATAAAGTTCTTATCTTCTTCAGATAGGTTCTGTAATGTCACTGTAGGATCATATGCTCCAACCATTCGACATATGAATCTTAATATCCCATAGAAGTATGGGATATTGTTTTGGTTATATACATATAACCCACGGAATAATAATTGTGGCTCTCTAAGATTACCATCAACTAAATTAACCATTTTATTGAATAGCTCTTTACATTTAGCAAAGTCTCGTACTGAGAAGTTTACTTCAAAGAGCTTATACCATAGTGCTAGTTTAGTAATACCATAACTACCATATTGTACTTCAAAGAGCGATTCTGGTAATTGTACATCGTCTAGCATTTCTTTAACTAGTGTATCATTTTCCATCTCTTCTAATACAATACTGATACATTGCACGAATGTATTAATATAGATTACGTTTAATGCATCAGCTGATAGATTACCGTACCCAAAACGTAATGTGTCTAAGTATTTCTTAATCTTGAAGATACACTGTGCGTCTTTAGGTAATGTCTTAGCATATACTAATGTAGCATATTGGATATACGTATAATGAATGATAGCAGAATATAATTCTGTATCAGATTTGGCTATACTTTCGTATAAATTACAATACATACCAAGATAGTTAAAGTAATCCTCTTTATACTTAGACATATCAGCTATTCTAGCTAAAGTAAATAGCTTAGTTTCTAAGTCAATCTTAGTATCATTGTAGTAGATGTTTAAGTAATCTGCTCTAGTCTTCTTAGGGGAGATCGCTACATCTAATTCAGTTAAGTATTCTGGACAATACTTCTTAACTAGGTTCTGTAAAGTCCCAGTAAAGTATTCCCATTTAATTTTGTTTTTGATAAAGACGTTATCATATAGACAGAAGTCTTTGAATGTAATAAGCTTACGGAATTCGTTCTCTCTATACATCAAAATATTTTCATATTCTTGATCGTCTTTAATAGCGTTATATATACGCTCAGGTAAAAAGTCAATCATTCTTGAGTAGCCTCCTGATGGTATCTTTCTAAATGATCTTTATAGCTTCTAACGTAAGCTAATAATTTATCGTAATCGTCATCATCTAAAGAGTCTATCCATTCTCTAATGGTAGTGTATATGATTTCAGACATTTGACATGTAGCATCTAAGTGGTTTTCTCTCCACTTATCACCAAACTGAGAATAACGTTCGTATCTACAACCGCCATCACAAATACATTTGTATTTACATTCCTTACAGTCTGGAGATGTACATGGTGCTTGTAAGATATCCTTATCAAACTCAGTCTCTTCTTGAGACAATGCGGTACAGTAAGATTCTTCACCATATGGTGTAATAACCTTATACTTACCAACGTCACATGAGCCAAAGTTATCATCATCTTGTAAGATAGCTATAATACGATTCATATGCTCCATATACATTCTCTCTAGAGTAAATGTCTTCTTATACTTCTCTCGGAATAGCTCTAGATATTCTGGGGCATAGTATGGTCTATGAGCTAATACAAACTCACCATTGACATTATACTTCTTCTTCCATTCTACGAAAGTCTCATGTATCTCATCAAAGATTTGTATATTCTCATTACCAATAACGCACTTTACATCGAACTTAGTTCCTTGAGAGATAGCATATTGGATATTATCATATACGGTCTTAGATATAGAATTACCACAAGTATCAACACGGTTCTTATCAGAGAAACCATCCCATGATAACTGTATCTCACTAAATGGATACTTCTTATCTAATTCAATAAACTCTTTAAAATTAACTACAGTAGATGTGACTACTTGGAATTTAATCTTACCATAATACTTTTCTAATACTTGCTCTATTAGATCTATCTTGAGTAGTGGTTCACCACCAAAGAATATAATACGTGTAGGATTTTCTACACGTATTATTTCTTCAATCTGTTCAAATGTCATACTCTTAGGATCATCTCTACCCTTAATATAACAATACTCACATCTATTAGGGCAAGCCTCTGTAAGCATTAGGTATATTTCTTTATAATCATTATTCATTATTTATTTTCACAACCACTACAATCAGCCCAACCGTTATAAACGTTATACTCACCATCGCTATTAAAGTTAGGGTCTAATGTATTGACTAAGTCAGTGTTACCAGTCTTTCTATTATACCTCATTTCCCAATGATATTTTTTAGGGTTATCATATGGTGCACCAGGATACCATTCTAAATTAGTATTATTATCAGCATGGTGAGTTCTAGGAATAGAGTTTGTATCGTTTTGGTCACGTAATAAATAATAACCATCTTCATTACCACGATACTTATTTCTATACATCCAGCGTCTACCCCAAGGATCATAGAAGAAAATATAAATATTATGATCGTGGTCTGAGTGTACGTAAGTTTCCCACCCTAATTTAGTTACATATTCTCGATGAGTATTATTTTGATCTGCTAAAAAAGTAAGCTTTAAGAAATCATCACCTAATTGACGGTGTTGACAAGTTAATTGACATGTAGACTGACAGTTAACTTGACAACCGATAATACAGTGACCATTTACATCATAAAACTTACCATTATTCTTAATGAAGAAGTTAGATGTGTTAATCAGATTCTCACGCAATCTAGCAAACCACTCTAACTTTATAGGTTGATTATAACTTTGCCCATCAGTTCTTGCTGGGAACTTAGTATTACCATTAGCATCTCTAAATGCATCAACTGTTACAGCCACGGGTGGATTAATAGCTTCTGCGTTTAAAGTTATACGTTCAGTGATAGATATAGCATTATTACCAATACTCGGTGTATATTTGTTATAGAAATCTAGAATATTTTCTAGTGTATCTCCATTTACATATTCGCTATTGAGTAAATTATTAAGATCAATAATACGAGTCTGAATACCGGTATTGGTTGATGGTTTAGGGTTAGTAAAGTTCATCTTATTAGCATGATCTTTATCAATATTATCTTCTTGGTTTTGGCGATACTTAGGCGTACCACTATCCCAATAATTTCTACCCTTAGAATCAGATGGTGGGTTATTTGATAATTGTTTCATTTCAGTATAAATAGCTACACAAGTTTGATATGATTCTACTAATCCACGTACAGTAGTATCTACGAAATGTCTATCAAATGCAATATCCACATTAGCTGGAATATCGGTTGTTATTTTATTGTCTTTCTTAACTACATAAGGGACATCGGGGATAGTCCATCTGTAGCGATTATTCATATTAAATTCTATATTAGCCATAAACTATCACCTCCTAAATTGTATGTAAATAGTCTTTAATAATAGCTCGGAAATCTTCCATAGTGGAAGCATCATCTCTAAGCTCAAGAAGTTTCTTCTTATTACTATTCAACCATACATCTACGTAGTTCTTAAATGCTATCATAGCATCTCTAGATGGCTTAGATGTAAGATTTACATTAGTAATACCCTCACCTGATAAGAATAGCTCATCGGTGAATTCTAAGTTGAATAGACGTAGTTGTACTAGATTGATAAATATCTCTTTGATATTTAATAGACGTCTAACTATGATGGCAAATGCAATTACATTAACTTTATCATAGAATCTTAGTCCATCAAATAACGCTTCATGATCAGCTAAAGCATTATCTATATAACGGAATAGTTTATAAGCCCATAAGATAAATCCATGATAATTACCGCCATTAAAGCTTACTTCCATATACATTTCATACAACCACATAACCCCTAGGGATGTGTATTTGTATTTAGTATTTAAAGACTCATGATTTAACGCTATACGTTCTAGTATAAGATCTAAAGCCGTATTTGTCAAGTCATTATGTAAGAGTCTAATAAAGTAAGCTTGTACTTCAAGCCATATATTCTCTATATTGTCAGTATCTATATAATATGGTGCTACTTTAGCTCTGACTTTAGTATAGTGGTCTACTAGCTTATCATAAGCAGTTGTATCAAACGTTTCATGGTTATCTTGCATTACCTTGTATAGGAAATATCCATTTAGCTCGATATAGTTTACATGGATATAGTTAGGTAATGTAGCTAACTCTTCACCGGTTAACCCATTATACATATTCACGAAGTCTAATACGTATTCAAAACGAATACCATCAGCATAGCTATATGTAAATAATCTTAATAAGGCATACATCTTATCTTTCTTAGATGTATTAGGGTCGCTAACTATAGCAGCTAATGTAGCACTAGATATATCAGATGTATAAGTGATATATTTATAGATATCTGGATGAGATTCTCTTATTTCAGTTTTAACTTTATTAAAATACTCTGCTAATGGCCCTGTAGTGATAATATTATATTGAGCTTCTAGTTCTTCTTTAATGGTTTCACCACAAGTTATCTCTTTATATAGCTTATCAAACTCGGTATAATCAGATCTTGTTTTAAGATAGTCATATACTTCGTCAGTTATAAATAGTTTCATTACGACCATCCTCCACAGTTCTGATTATGGCATGTATCATATTGGCAGTTTTGACATGCAATTTGACAAGATGCTTGACATGATACTTGACAAGAAGTCTTACATAAGTCATTTTCCCAGTATGTATTCTCTAGGTCATTGAATGCTTTATTCAATACATGGAGATTACCAATCATCAAGTTTAATACAGTGCCAGAATATAAGTCCCCTGGAGCCATAGCTCTAAATAATCCACTAGAAATCTGTCTATAATCACCATACATGATACCCACAGCACCATCATTAGCTTTAAATGCACCATTAGATTCATATCTAGCGCCAGAACCAACGTGTACATTAAACTTTTGACCAGGATAAACGTCTAATACTACACGTTTATACTCACCTTGACCACCAACTGCTTGGTTAAGGCCATCTTTAAACATACCACGTCCAGTTGGACCACGTTGAGAATCAAAGTTAAGATTCCAACCAGAGTCATTGGCTAAAGAGATATTATCACGACTACCGCCATTTGCAGTTATATTACCAAATACAGTGGCTTCACCATTAGCACCAGGTAAATGTGCTGGGACATAACCTACAACTTGATATGTATGTGGTGCACGATATCCTGTATCTGGCCAGCTACCTTGACGTGGATTGTCATATCGTACAAAGTCACCAGTATATTTAAGACCATCAAGCACTCTATCTAAATGCTTATAGCGTTGTGCAGGGAAATTCTTGAAATCCCCCTGTTTGATATATCGACCCATATACTCATAGATTTCTACTTTAGCTTCTATTGTGCCACTAATAGTAAATGCACCACCACCGATTAATACAGCAGAGATTTTATATACGCCAGATGGTACGGTAAACTCATAGTTTCCTGGTACCGTATACACTTTATCTAAACCATATGCAGTATCATCACCATCAGTCTTATATGCTACATATACAAAACCCTGTGTTGGTTTCTTAGTAGGATCACCATACCATTTAGGAGCACCAGGTGTACCTACGGTAATAGATTGTGCTGAACCGCCTTTAACATTTAAAGCTGTAGTAATAAAGTCTCCAGGCAATCCAGTGCTTTGTTGTCCGTAATGCATACCTCTACGGTTACTATACCAATCAGTAGATGATTCTGGTCTACCGTAATATCCAAATCTTGTCTCAAATAAAGCCATCTTATATCCGGTAACGCCAGCTAATACGTTATCAATGTAAATACCGTTACCACCTTTAACAATAACCTCATTAAAGTTAGTATCGCCACCATTAGTACCCATAGAACCACCAGCACCACAAAGACCAAGCAATACTGTTTTAGTGCCCTTAGGCGGAATAAATGTGAATCTACCAGGCATGTCATATTTTTCCACAGTATAACCTTCCATTGATTTGCTAATACCTAAAGTACTACTCATCAATTCAGAAGCCATACCTAATAAAGTATTCATGCTAGATGCTTTAAGGGATTCACCAACTACAATACTGCTGCTAAATCTCTCAACTATATCTCCGACACTAGCATCACGTCTAATACGATTTTCTGGTGAACCAAATCCAGCACGAATGCGTTCTAGTGATTTTGCCTCTTTAAGATTGACAGCAATAGCACTAGCTATATCAACCAACGGAGCCTTGGCTACTATATTATCTTTGGTTCTATCTATTTTATCAGGAATACTGTAACTTACAGTATTCCCTCTTTTTACTTGTGTTGGCATGTAAAATTAATCCTCCACAAACTCAACTCGTTTACCAACCATAGCCGCTACAATAGCGTTAATGGTCATTAATTCGTGTTTAAAATATGTATCAAAGCTAGGTAATATATTACCCTTATTATTTAGATTCTCATACTTCTCAACGAAATGATTTAATCTTACACCAAACTCTCTATCAAATAGATTGACTGTCTTAACTTTCTCATCATAGTATTTCTTGACTTTAAGATTTTCAATTAAGACATTTAGTTGTCTAGAACGGATATTGGTCGCTTCAAGTAACTTATCTTGATAAGCTTTAATGATTTCTACAAAGGCTTTCTGTAAAGTACAGTAACCAATAGTCGGTTCATTAAACTTACCATTCTTAGTATAGTTCTCATAAGGACAACCAGACTTACAGATAGAGATGGCTTCACATCCCTTACAGCGTTCTAGTTCATATGTAGCAACCATAGGTTTAGGGTCAACTTTAGTTTCATCTACACCAGTATAGAAGTTGCCTATCTTGCCAGCAATCAAATCTACATTATCTGTAGTCGGATAATCTGGGCAAGGCCAAATATCACCTTTCCAGTCTACAATAACCCATCTAGGATTACCAATATTACACATAGAAGTATCTTCTTTGATAGGTTCTAATGCTAAGTTTAATGCTTGGTCTACTTTATATAGAGATATATTACGTTTATTAGTTTCATCATTCAAGATATCGATATACATATCAAGAATCTTCTCGTAATTATCTTTATAATCTTGAATAGATTGAGCATCCCAATCTAAGTCAGATGCTGGTACATTAGCAATATTATTAATACCTAAGTCAACTAGCATCTTAACTGATTCATACATATACTTAGCTGTATCTGGAGCAACTGTCATACGTGCTTCGATGAGGTATCCTAAGTCTCTATCAATAAGCTTTTTCATATTCTCAATAACTTTATCGAAACTATTACATCTATGCTTATCATGAACTTCTTTGATACCATCTACAGATACTAAGATTGGGATAGAAAGCTCATCAATGTAATCAATCATTTCATCAGTAAGTAAAGTCAGGTTGGTTGTTGCAGTAATACGAATCTTAAGATTATTTTCTAAGACATAATCACATACAGCTTTAAATGTTTCCCAATTCATTAATGGCTCTCCACCAAACATGTTTAAAGTGAATATACCAGCCATTGGGTCAACTACGTTATATGTAGCCTTAAGAATATCTAATGCCATTTCTTTTGGCATATAATCTTTACCTTTATTAGATTCGAAACAATAACTACAAGCTAAGTTGCAGTCATTAGTTAACAACATTGTTACAGCTTGAGGCTTGCTGTATACGGTTGTAAAGTTTTCCATTGTTTCCTCCAAGGATCATTCTAAATCTTTCATATAGTTTCTTCAACTTCTCAGGAGGATCATTGCGTTCACAGATATAGTCTCTACCATAAGCTGTCATAAATGACTTGATGATTGGCCTAGTTTCATCATTAATAGTATAGGTTCTTTTTAGTTTAATGTATAGACTATTCATAATACTAGTAGACTCTACAATATTCTTTTTAATCTTCTTATTATAGATGCCAGCTGTATTATACTTCCAGTCTTCCATAAACTCTTTTGCTACTTCAGCAATGGCTCTGTTCAGTTGACAGATATTTTGATGTGGATATTTAGAGTCAAACGTAGCTATATCGCTACAAGATTGACATACGTTCTTAGCCACACATCCACGACACTTAGGGTGACTGTGGACATCTATTGGCTCTGGAAATACTAATTGATTACTATACACATTCCCGATATGTCTAGTATTATTAACCAGAGCCAGTCTATTAGCATATATCTTACCATACGGGGATACATATAGTTGTCCTGAAGTAAAGAAGTTACTATCAGTTGAAGTATCTTTATAATCTGGAACTATATAGTCTAAATAAGACGTAAGATATAATGCATCAAACTTGTTCTTAGTAAACTTGAAGTATTGCTCATAAGCATATTTAGTTGCATTCTTTAGGTTAGTCTTAAACTTACCAGTGATATCAATAGAATCTGCTGGTTCAAATAAGATACTTTTAACTCCTAGTTTACTAATAAAATCAAAGTTATCTTCAAAATATTTGATGGTATCTTCCATTAAAGTCATATGGATAGTTGCATGAGTCTTAAGAATATTTAACTCACGTAAACAAGTTAATCCACGGATAGCATCTTTATAACCAGTACGGTGTTTATTATTATGCTCTTCTTCACCATCTAAATAGCATACTAGATCAATAGCATTTGCTTTAATAACTTTAGCTTTAGCTAATGTCATTAGTGTAAGATTAGTATGAATCTTATATCTACAAATGACATTATTCTCTTTAAGCTTATCTATAATATAAGTGATCTTATCCCAACACAGCAAAGGCTCACCACCTTTGAAGGTTATAGTATATACACGACGATAATCTTTAAAGATCTTAGTAATCTTTTCTATCATAGCATCTATCACCTTAAAGGACATATATTGTTTACCCTTAGGTGGTAAGTAATCACATTCAATATTATTATCATTAGTGAGATAGAATACGATCTCTCTCACATCATTCCCTATTTCTTTAAACTCTAAAAACATGTCTTTCTACAAATTCCCCTTATATAATAACTTTACATTAGCAAGGATAAATCATACTTATCTTCCCCAAGACGATGATTCTCCTGTAGTCTACTCATTGTTGGGCTACCAAACTTATTACGTAGTATCCAATCATGGATACGTAAAGCAACCCTATATTTAGCTCTAATTAGAGCACATTTATCTTCGGCCACTAAATGATAGTCTCTAGTTGATGATAGCATATTTTCCATAGCACAAGGTGTACACATATTCCTAGCCTCACAGTTAATACAATCATTCTTAGCTGTATTTACAGTACAAGGATATTGATTACCGATATTACGATTATATGAGACCCCATATCTAATATCTCCAACCACACACTCATTATATACTTGAGATGCGTGATCTTCAAAATCAGTATTAGGTGCAATAGAGCATCCGAATAATACACCATCTGTATCTACAACAAACCCAGTATTTGTTTTAAAATGACATGGTCGTCTAGGTTTAAAATCAGAACTAAGGTGCTCCATAGATAATAGATTTCTCATATACTTAGGAATAACGGCTAAACCATATTCTACATACTTAAGAATAAGTATAGACGTTCTATACATAGATTCTTCATATGTAGCCAGTTCTTCATCAGTAATACCACCAGCTAATATAGCAGCAAATGTAACCTCAAGGATACCTAAGTTTAATACACTCTTTACATGCTCTTCTATATTCCCAAAATAGTTATTTGGGAATGTAAGTCTAGCTGTAATATCTCTACAAAGACCATAATCATATAGTTTACGTAAACCTTGAAGGGTTTTATCGTAAGAATTATTACGCTCATAGTTATGCTTTTCTGGTGTACCATCTACAGAGATATTGACATGGACATTATACTTGCTTAAAGTATATGCTATCTCATCAGTTATAAGTGTACCATTAGTGGATATCATAAAGTATAGTTTATGTAATAGATTTAGATCTTCCATTAGCTCAAGACCATACTTAATGATTTCCCAATTTACTAATGGCTCACCACCAAAGAAATCAATTAGTGTACTAGTCTCAGGATTTGTATCACATAAGAAGTCTATAAAAGATTCCATAACTTCTTTAGACATATTCTTATTTTTCTTATCATCCTGATAGCAGTACCTACAACTAAGATTACACCCTGTTGACATCATTAGTTGTACATTGCGAATATTATAGAAAGTCTCCTCTAAAGGACTTACGCTACGGAGCAACGTGTCATTCTCCATTGGTTGTTTACGTAGAAGTAAACTGTTAGGTTTGTGGTATTGAACCAAATCTCTTTATTGTTCTCAGGGCTAGTTGGAGCTGTACCACTAATAGTTACACGAATACCACCAACACGTTTGGAGTCTTCAGCCATATCTGCAATAGCTGCACGGTCAGCAGTAGTAGCACGATCAGCTAATTTAGCTTTATCAGCAGTTAATGCTTTATTGGCAGTATCAGAATAAGACATACCAGATGGTTTATCAGTTAAGTCATTATAAGAACCAGTGAATGCAATTCTTGCTAATGTCTTTTTGAAGTTTTCAAATTCAGTCTTATCTAATTTAGATTTGACTACATCCATCAAAGTTACACCTTGACCACCGAAGTCACCTAAAAGACCATTAATATAGTTCTTGGCCCAATTATTAGCGTCTTGTAATGTAGCGTTCCATTTAGCACGTTCATCATTAGTAATATGACGAGCATTGTCATTTACATGGGCATTGATTACAGAAATATTGGCTTTACCATCAAGCATTGCCTGTAAACTAGGAGCCAGCTCATGATAAGAGACTTTATTTTCATTATTAAAATTAGAGTCCATTTATTTTTCCTCCATAAAAACCCCAAAACGGGGCAGAATAGTTTGAATTACATAGATGTTTTTGGTGCTGTAAAGTATTGACTTTACATACTAATAAACCGTAAGGAGGTAATAGATAATGAAACGTACATCTAATAGAATTACTAATACTAAAGATATAGAATATATCTTATCTATAGATGAGAAACTTGGTACTAAGACATCTACAGTGCTTGGTATGTTTGGTGAATTTGATGGTAAACGTCGATTCAATACTTATGATTTAATTACAATTCCAGCTGGATCATATGGTCCAGAAGGAAAAAAGAATAAGAATGCTTTTACTACAACTGTAGGTATATGGGTATTCAATAGGGTATTCATTGAAAAGGATATGTTTGATATGTTTGGGTATATCAATAAACCTATCACTAAGAAAGTGGTTGGTGATATCATGCAGGACTTATCTTACGCTATTCTTGAAGAAAGAAAAACTATTAAGGTTATGCAAGACTTCATTATGAAGGGTCAAAAGTTCATGCCTTATGTAAATATCTTGTCTACAAGCTATAGTATGAAGTTATTGACTATCACTACTAAGATCGATAAAGCTAAAACTGAACTGGTTAAGAAATATCGTAAAGAGTTAGATACTAAAGACCCTAAGGTTGTATTAAAAATCCAAGAAGAGTTATTGGATTTAGCTCAAGAGATTCTTAAAGACGACCCATCTATGGATACTTATAATAGTGGCGCTAAATCTTCTATTGGTAATAACTTCAAAAACATGTTTGTTATTCGTGGTATCACTAAAAACCCTGATCCTACTAAAGGTTATAATATTATCATGTCTAACTATATGACTGGTATTACTAAAGAAGAATATGCAGACTTTGCTAACTCCCTAGCTGAAGGTCCTTATGCACGTTCTAACCGTACAGAGACTGGTGGTTATTGGGAAAAACTATTATTACCAGCATGCCAACATGTTACTGCTCTCGAAAAGGGTAGTGATTGTGGTACAAAACGAACTATAACTGTCACACTAAATAAAGATAATATCAAAGAGTATATATACTGCTATATGAAAGAAGGAAATAAGTTAGTAGAGTTGACTTCTGAGAATATGAAACAGTATCTTGGTAAAACTGTACAGTTTAGATTCTCTTCTATGTGTGAGTCTAAAGATGGTATTTGCCATGCATGTGCTGGTAACATCTTCAATCGTCTAGGTGTGACGAATATTGGTGCGGCTGCTCCACAAGTAGCATCTAAACTTAAAAACGTTGCCATGAAAGCGTTCCATGATAGTCAAGTAAAAATGGTTGAAATGGATCCTATGGAAGCGTTTGGTTTAAAATAATATACATATAACACAAAAAATAATACACGGGTAGGTGTGGGTAACCCACCCATGTATTATTAATCGGTATTAGATCCTATCTAAATCAATAGTAAGACTAACACCATGCTGGAGCAGATAAGCCTCAGCTCTTTTAGCTTCGGCTAAACTTACTCCTTTATTGCCAGATACATAATCTATGATTATATCTTGGCAATAGCAGATCATCCAACCAACATTGGCTGAACGTTCCACTAGTTGGTTAGCGTAGTTACCTACGCAACCTGGGTTCGCCATAGGAGTCACCTCCTTTCGGCAAGTAGACTTATGTCTACAAGTGTATGGGTAAATTTAGATACAGCTAATGGTGATAGCTGTATCTACCATACATGATTATAGTATATAACTATAAAAATTAACTTTTACTAAAAAATAATACATGGGTAAAGAAGTGTATCCTTACCCATGTATTCATTTATAGTAACTACCTAATCGTATCTAGGTTAACAGTTACTATGACGCCGTGCTTATTTAAATAAGCCTCGGCTTGCTTAGCCTCAGCTAAGGTTACGTCGTTATTGCCATAGACATAATCATAGACTATATCTTGACAGTAACGAACCATCCAATCGTGATTGGACGCACGCTCAGCCAAGGTGTTATGATAATTCATAACACAACCTGCCATAGGGATTCACCTCCTTAT